GTAGAACCGTGCCTAAAAAAAAGGGTATCTGCGCCTTTTGAGCTTTTTTTGCGATTACAAATGCCGCAACAGGCAACTAAATTATCCATATCAAACATGTCACCGCCAGACACTCGGCTTTGAACATGGTCGACTTGGTCAGCTTCTTTTCCACAATAAGCACAAGTATAGCCGTCACGAGCCAAGACTCGAAGCCTTGTCTCTTTCCATCTACCAGAACCAAGACCTTTACTTGTCAATGCCACCCTTTAATCTTAAAGTGAGATAACGCTTTACATGCGTTAATGTAACCAGCGTTATCCAAGCCATACCGATTAGCAAGATAGTCAAGACCCCAATCAACTTGAGCATAACCATCAAGGGTCGCAAGATACTTACTCTTGCCTTGAGGTATGCCGTAGGTCTGGTGTTTACCATTTAAGTTTCCAATACTTTTGGGATTCCATGCACTCTCTTTACCATAAAGCTGTGACAAACATTTGAATTGTTTTTTGTCTTCAATCTTGAGAAGTGCATATTCTTTAAAGGTAATCATAATTACTGGGCGATAAGACAAAGCAGATACGGAATCAATCTTTTTAAACGACATGCTTAATATCAATAAGCAAAGAGCTGCCCCAATAGCTATTAGCAGCGAACTCGCGAGCAATCCGCTAAAGCGGCTCGCGTTCGCGCTTTTAGGCGCGTCGCTTGCTAGATAGCGTACCATATAAGTCAAGACCTATCGGCAAAACCGCAGGTCAGACGGCATGTCACAATGCGTAAATCATCTGACTCAATCCAAGTTTCGTCCCAACCAGCACTACTCATATTGAAGTCCAACCGATAAATTCAGCTTCAGGGTGCGCCTCTTTCCACTCTTTCATTAAACGATTTTGTAATTCCCAATTCATTTCATGGTCATGATTTGGGTCATCACACATTATCCGTATCCTTCACTCCATTCATGGCCACAATCTTTACATTCATGAAAGTAATCCTTGTTATAGGTAGTAGTGTTGGTGTTATACCCTAGACATTCTGGGCATTGGTCTTTTTGCATGTGTAACAGCTGCCGCTTTCCATTTTCCAAGCCCCACATTTATTGCAGCGCACAACTGACCTATCAGTCATAGCCTCAATTCTAGCCTTTACACCTGTGTTTTCACATTTAACACACATAACAACCACATGTTCTTCACCAGCGTCAAAACCTGCTTTTTCCCAGAAAAGCATAGGTTTGGCGCATTTATTACACTTAAACACCCAAGTTAGGTCAGACAAACGCTACCTTGCATAAATTGTCTACAGTTATTAAATAACCCTTTGTTGAATACTCTGGACGGTTCATTTCTTTAGGTATTCCATAAATCTCAACAGCTAGTTTTAACTTGTGGGTGGGTATGGTCAACAACATATCTTCCAACACAAATGACCAATGAGAAGCTTTAGTTACAGATAAACCGGAAGCGTACCAATGCCTCGGGTCATCATCACTCCAGCATTGAGTTTCAATGTAAAGGTTGCCAGTATCCTTCCAGCGTCTATCACGTTTAACTTCAACAGTCTCAATTGGGGCGGTCAAAAGGGCGTTGGCTGCAACCTCACCCTCTTGACCAAATCGAAAGTCCAAATCCCAATCTGACAAATTAACCATGATGATTTAACTCAATGTGGTTAATGCACCCACAAGCTGCACATTTTTTAATGCCATCAACTGTTATCAATCTAGGGTCATTACACATTTCACAACATTCAGATAGAGGGACAACATCTAAAACGACCCCTTTATCGGTAAAGGTTGCCCTCATTCCAGTTGAATCAATCATTTCCATGTCACCCATTGGAATCGTCCTCGAAATACCAATGGCCGTTAGCTGTGACTTTAGCCCAAATTGCTGGACACAAAGATTTTGCACAAACATATCCATAATAAGGTTTTTGGCTTTTAGCATTTACGCCTTCTTTGAGAATATGACCATGTTCGCATGCAATCGGTGGTTTGGGTGTTGAATTTGGAATTGCGTCAACTACATCTCCAACACTCCAAACGACTGGCTCTTTATTTATCACAGCTTTAACTTCAGGTGTATTGAAAGCGTCCCGCAACGCTTCTTCTACAACTGCGCTTCTGCTGCCAGTTGCGCCATACCTAGGTTTAAATGGCACTACTTTTTCCATTTCTGCTCTGTTAGCCCTTGGTGCTTTTTCACCATTTTTAGTCGTAGAAAATTGAGGTTTGCCAGTATTCGTTATTGACCTAGCAAAACTGGAAGTTTCTGCCTTTTCTATCGCAAATGGTATTTTCATGTTTTCCGCTGCCAATCCCATAACCCAAGCATGAGGGTCGTCAGCTTTACGCCATAAAATCGTCTTTACTACAACCCAAGTATCACCATTAGAATCCTTATAAAATTCGTGGTTTACCTCATAGCGAAAATCAGGATTATCAGCCGCAAAAAGTTCAATTCTTTCTTCAGCCGTCATATAGTTAGATAAATCAAATCCCATCTTCTTCACCCCTCATTTCTCTAACAATTTTGTGGAAGATAATGCCGTATCCAAGCAAATCTCTGAGTGAGTCATCATGGTTACTTGTTTGACTAAGGCGTGCGACTTTGACGAGCAACATGCACATTGCGACCTGTTCAGGTGAAATGTAAGTGTCCAAATAACCTGACCAGAGTTCGCTAATTCTTCGGTGATTTTCCTCTGGACTTCCGTAAATGCTTCCTCTATCGGTGAGTATGAGTTGGATTTCATTTAGGAGTTCCTCAGTTCTTTTCATAGTCAAACACCTCGTCCGATTTTTGTTTAATGTTGGTTAATCGTCTATGAGATTCCCAACCTATGGCGCGACCTCTCCAATAACCTTTATTGTAAGATTCCACGCGTAGCAAATGCAGGGCATAAGCTAGTAAGCCTGTTGCAATCATAAACCACAAAACTGTCAATCCGTTGATTTTCATGCTGTCACCCATGAACCTGCAAATGGAGTAGTAAATATGGGTTGGTCAAATTTTAAATCATAATTTATTTGATATTCAAAGCCCTCTTGTTCAAGGTATTTAATAGCTAATACCAAGGCTGCTGTGTTTTCAACCCAGTAAATAAAATCATGTTCAAAGTTCGGGGTCTCATCAAATCTATCAATTTGAGATTCCCAATCAATACCTTTAAATTGCATTTGGTTTTCAGTCAGCAATTCAAAATCTTTAGCTGTAAGTTTCATCTTGTCCTTTTCTATCAAGTTCCGTTAACTTGATAGGAAAAGCATGAGGCTTAGGGGTGACAATTACAACCCGAAGCTTTGGCGTGTTGTATAACGATTTTGTTATTTGTAGAGTTTGCCTTCAAATATGAATTGACCGTTGTTAATTGGAATTGGAATGACTTGCACTTTCCGGTCTTGAACATAAGCTACTGCGAAGCCTTGTTGCCAATTGGCATAGCCCCGAGTGTACGCCATTCCGCTTGACGCTAAATCAACCAAATTTCCTACCTCTAATCCCCATACAGTACGGCCTAATTGGCCTCTGGAAGCCTCTGTAAAGGCCGATAACCCCAATCTATGGGTATGCCCACAGACCACGCTCTTTCCCAGCCTTCTAGCCCCATTTAAGGCCGTTTGTGAAGGAACTTGGCTAAGAGGGAAAGCGTCCCCATGAACTGCCGTCCAACCGTATGCCCAGTCAAGTCCATATGGGTGAAACTTGATACCGAGTTTGTCATATCCCAAAAAACGTTCATATTGCATTTCAGGTAAATTGAGGAAGCTTGGGAGTCTTTTTTTGATTGAACGATAAAGTCTGATTCCATGGTTACTGCCTAGTACATCTGTAACGCCAAGGTATTGCAAAACCTCTTGCGTTGATTTTCTGTCGTCATCAAGATTGCCAACCATTTCATCAATCGTTCCTGCGTTAAAACCACCAAGCTGAGGAAGGTCAATTTCATCACCAATTTGAATAGTCTGGTGAGGCTTCCATTTATCTAAAAACTTTCCAACAACCTTCACGCTCTTTTCACAAAAGAACGGTGCTTGTAAATCGCTAATGAAAGCGACTTTTTTCACTTAATCTTCATCCTCGTCAAAATCGTCCAATGGATTTTTAATCGGGTCTTTTGTGTCAACAATCCAATCCGGATAACTTGACCTATCCATGGCGAAAGCTAAAGCTGTTCCTTCGTCCATGCCTGATTTTCTACAAGCCATATAAACCTCATTAGCTGCAATAGCCCAGAAATCTAGTTTTGTAAGTACAGGTTCTTTTGTAGTCCTGCGCCTACGCATAGGTTTCTTTTTTGCTTTGCGTTTGGTTGCCATGACTTTAGTTTACTTCCTACTAATGACAATAAAGAGTTCATCTATACGATTTGAAAGGTGTGTTGTTTCTTTTTGTAAAGAGGTCAACTGGTCTTTCATTGAATTTCCCCCATTCGGGCGAAGTTCATTTAGCCAACCTTTTACCAGCCAGCGTAGCCCAGCCAGTAATCCAATAAGTGTTGTGGTAATTCCAGCAGCAAAGCCAGCCCACTCAAGGGCTGTCATTACTCTTTGCTACCTATGCCAAATGCTTTGTCGTCAGGATTTAAAGCTCTGAGGATTGGGGCTACAAATGCAATCAAAAAGGCTTTCCAAATATCATTAAATGAGCCTTCGGGATTGGTTACGTATACGGTTGCCAAACAAACAAATGCGCTTCTTGCGTATGAGTTAATTACGGCTAGTGTCTTGCTATTCATTTTTACCCCCTAGTAGTGGTATGTTAAAAAACTCTGAATTTAAATCTTGATTCTTTCTAAA